GATTATATTAAAAATAATTTAAATTCTGTAGTACATAAAGATTGTTGCTCCAATAGAAAATGTCAAACAAAGAAAACAGCAGAATGCAATTTAGTTAATTATGGTTTTGAATATCATATTAATCAACCTGAATTTATTAAAAAACAGAAACAAACTAATTTAGAGAAATATAATTCTGAGAGTATTTTTGGTTCAGAATATTTTATTGAAAAGACAAAAGAAGTTGTAAAAGAAAAGTATGGAGTAGAAAATATTTCTCAAATTGAAGATGTTAAAATTAAAAAGGCAGAAACATTTTATAAAAACAGCACTGTTAGAACTTCAAGACAACAAAGATATATTCATCAATTATTTGGTGGTAAATTAAATTATTCTAATGACACACCAAGTTTAGATATTGGTTTTCCTGAAGATAAAATTTACATAGAAGTAAATGGATCAGGTCATGATTTATGTGTGAAAATGGGTAATATGACAGAAGAGGAATTTAAAAATAAAGAAATAAGAAGATATCAATATTTAAAAAGACGAGGTTGGAAAGGTATATTTATTAATACAATTAGAGATTATTTACCTTCTGATGAAGTTTTATTAGAACAATATAATAAAGCGTTAGAATGGTTTAAATCTGATGAAAAATATCATTCTCATTATAATATAAATATTGGTGGATTTATTGATGATGATACATTTGGGAAATTAAGAAGAATAACAGAAAAAAATTTAAAAGTAGTTAGTTAAAATAATAAAAAGGAGTGGCTTTATGCCAAGAACTAAAAAAAATAATAATACATCTACAAAGCCACAAAAAAAAGTTACTGAAATAACTTGTGCTGCGTGTGGTGAACCAAAAAAAGTTTTAGATTATTATATCAGTTATAATCCGATACATCAAACAGGACGTATACCTTATTGTAAATATTGCTTAAAAAAAATGATTGCAGATGAAAATGGTAATGTTACTTTAGATAAAGTTAAAGAAACTTTAAGAATTATTGATCGTCCATTTTTATATAATATTTGGAAATCATCCTTAAAAGATAGTATGGATACTTTTGGCACATATATGAAAAATATTGCAATGTCACAATATCGTAAATTAGGGTGGGAGGATTCTAAATTTCTACCAGAAGTAGAAAATGAATTAAATTATGATAATATGTTTATATCTCAACCACAAGTAAAATCTAATTTTATATTGACAGATGAAATTAAAGATAAATGGGGAAATGGTTATAAATTAGAAGAATATGAAGCATTTGAAAAAAAATATATTTTATTAAAAAATAATTATAAAGAAAAAACAAATTTACATACAGAAGCATTATTAAATTATATAAGATATAGAGTAAAAGAAGAAATTGCAACTGCGAAAGGTGATGTTAAAGAAGCAAAAGAATGGGGAGAACTTGCAAATAAAGCAGCAACATCTGCAAAAATTAATCCTAGTCAATTAAGTAAAGCAGATTTATCAGATGGACTTTCTACTTTTTCAGAATTATCTCAAGCAGTTGAAAAAGAAGTAGATATTATACCTATACTACCAAGATTTAAATATAGACCAAATGATGCTTTAGATTTTAATATTTGGTGCTATGTAAATTATATTAGAGATTTAGGTGGTTTACCTCCATGTAATTATGAGGATGTTTATGCTTTTTATGATAGGAGAAAAGAAGATTATATTAAACAATATGGAGACCCTTATGGAATATTTGCTGACGATCCAACAGAAAAAAATAGAGATAAAATAAAAATTTTTATTAAAGAAGATGGTGTTTAAATGTCATCTTATGGTAACTTTCAAAGTCAAAATGCAAAACATACAACAAAAGAAAGTAGAAATAATTATAATCCTGAATTTAATAGTACAGTAAATCCAAAAGGTGAAGAAGAAAATAATCAATTTAGAAGTAATTTAGATAAATATGTAGATTTTATTTCTTGGGCAAGATTTTACCCTGATTTATGGTTAGATTTAATTAAACCACAAAAGGGTGGGATAAAATTACATTCTGACCAACGCACTTTTATGAGGATAGCAATGAGATTTTTAAGTATGTATGGTGTATACCCTAGAGGTTGGGGGAAATGTATTTCTGGTGATTCTATTTTATTTACTGAAGATGGGATGAAAGAAATAGGTGAATATTTTAATTACATAAAATCTGATGGAGATATGTATTTCACTTCAGATGTAAAATTATTAAATAGAAATGGAGAATTAGAATCAACTATAGCTGGTGTTTCTAGTGGTCTTAGAGATACCAAAATAATAAAAACTCAAGAGGGATATGAAATACAATCTTCTCTAAAACATCCTCTATTAATAATGGATAATAATGGTGTGATTGTATGGAAAAATTCAGAAGATATACAAGTGGGAGATTATTTATTAATTAATAGAAATAATAATATATGGGGCAATAATATAAATTTAAATTTTAATATGGATGATTTTTTAGGTAAATTAAAATCTCAGTCTAAATCTAAAATAATTAAATGTAATGTTCCAGAAATATTAACAGAAGATTTATCTTTAATATTAGGATATTTAGTTGGTGATGGAACAATGACTCAAAATAATTTTATTGTTTTTTCAACGAAAGATGATGATATTTTAGAAAAATATAAATCTTTTATTGAAAATAATATAGGATTAAAAGTTAGAAAAAAAAATGATATAGACTATACTGTAAACGGTCAGTATTTTAGAGAATATTTAAATCAAATAGGATTACATAAAGTTAATGCTTTTAATAAAGAAATACCTAAATGTATATTAGAAGCACCTAAAAATATAGTTTCATCTTTTATTAAAGGATTATTTGATACAGATGGAGGAATATCAGAATCATATTTAGAATTTTGTACTGCATCTGAAAAAATGTCTAAACAGGTTCAAACAGTTTTGTTAAATTTTGGCATAGTATCAACCAGAAGTTTAAAGTTTAGTAAAAAATACAAAACAAATTCATTCGTTATAAAAATTTATGGTAAAAATATAGATATATTCTTAAAAGAAATAGGTTTTTCTTGTCAGAGAAAACAGGATTTATTAATTAAAATATGTAATGTAAAAAGAAATCCAAATAAAGATATATTACCAAATCAAAAATTAATTGTAAATACATATTTTAATGATGCTAAAAAATATAATACTTATCTATATGATAAACTTTATCATATTTTAAAAGGCAATAATGAATTAACCTATGAAAAATTAGAATTTTTATTAGAATTAAATAATGCAAATGAATGTGAAAAATATGAAGAAATGAAATACTTATATGATAAAAATTATTTTTACTCGAAAGTAAAATCAATTGATAATAATATGGAATATGTATATGATTTATCATTATTAGATACTCATTCATTTATATCTAATGGATTTGTAAGTCATAATACATTTAATGAAGAAATTGTTATGTTTATAGCTTGTGTATTTTTTCCAGGAATAGAATTTGCACTTACTGCTCAAACAAAGGAAAATGCAGCAGAATTATTAAAAGACAAATATAATGATATATTAAAAAAATATCCTTGGTTTAAAAATGAGATTTATGATGCACGTTTTTCTAAAAGTGATGCAGAAATTAAATTTGTTAATAATTCTAGAGTGGATGTATTGGCAAATTCTTCCACTTCAAAAGGTCAGAGAAGACACGTAATTATGATTGAAGAATCAGCTTTAATAGATGATTTTACATTTCAAGATTCATTATTCCCAATTGTTGAACATGGTAGATTAACTGTTGGTGATTTAGGGATATTAAATCCTGAAGAATTAAGTCAAAAAGTAAATTTTTATACAACTGCTGGATTTAGAGGTAGTGATGAGTTTACTAGAAGTATTCGCATGAAAGAAGATATGATAAATTTAGAAGGGAAAATAGTTATAGGCTCAGATTGGCATTTAGGATGTTGGTACGGTAGAGGATCAACTAAACAACAAATTTTAGATAAAAAGAAAAACATGTCTCCTATTGCATTTGCTCAGAATTATGAATCGAAATGGTGTGGAAGCTCAGATGGTGCATTAGTTGATATTAGTAAACTTTTAAAATTAAGAACACTAACTTCACCAGAATTAATGTATGACGGAAAATCAGATTATTATGTTAGTATGGATGTTGCACGTTCTCAAAAATCAAGTAATAATCAATCTTCCATTGCTGTAATTAAGGTTAAAAGGAATAAAGAAGATAGAATTATAAATATGCAATTAGTAAATTTAATTAATCTAAAACAAGGATTAAATTTTACTGCCCAAGCAATTGAATTTAAAAGAATAAGAAATTTATATAATGCAAAGAAAGCAGTTTGTGACGAAAATGGTCTAGGAAAAGGAATTATTGATGAATTATTAAAAGAACAAATTGACCCAATTACTAAAGAAGTATTAAAATGTTGGGATACTATTAATACTGATAATGAACCAGATGTTCAGGGTTCAGAAAAATGTTTATATGCTCTTCACTCACAAGGTATTAACTCTGATATAATTGTGAATTTTATTGATGTTGTCGAAGGTAAAAAACTTCAAATATTAGATAAACATCAAAATAATAATTATTCATTAAGTAATGAAGATTATATAAATAATGTAGTTTTACCAAAAGTTCAAACTGATTTATTTGTAGAAGAAGTTGCAAATTTAAAAATTAAACATTTACAAGGTGGTAAATTATCTGTCGAACAAGTTACTAGATCAGTTGATAGAGATAGATTTTTCGCTGTCGCATATGGTTTATGGTATATCAAAAATTTTGAAGATAAAGTTAAAAAAGCAGTAATTAACATCTCCCCATCATCATATTTCGCAATAGCAAATAAATCATCCAGAGCAAGACGATAAAATAATAATATAAACAGAAAGGAGGTTTTAAATGTCAGATCAAAACCTCTCCCCTGCCCTATTCTCATTAAAGAAATCATGGGATTCAGCTAAAAACTTCTCCCTATCAAGAATAGGTGGTTTCTTTACAAATAAAAGAAGAAATTTAAAAAATATAACAATTGATAAAATAAAATTATGGTTAGGTAATCCACAAAAATATCAAAAAGAAATACTTGATTTATCCGATAATTTATATGCACCTGAAGGTATTTATAAAGTTTTAGTAAATCTAACTACAAATATGGCAACATTAGATAATTATCTTCAACCTGATTTTTATACAATGCAAAAATTAAAAGAAGAAATTACTAATCAAACTTCAAAAGAAATGTCTGAAGAAGAATCTCAAGAAGTAATAAATAAACTTTTAAAAAACTTTAATAATGAATTTAATACTGTTAGAAAATATATTGATAATATAGATATAAAAAAAACAGGACGTAGAATTATAGAAAGTTTAGTTAGATATGGTGCTTATTGTGGATTTGAAAAAAATGATGGTAATTTCCCTTATCTATGGGACTTGCCTATAAAATATGTTAGATTATATTCTATAAAAAATGGACAATACGCAGTAGAATTCAATTTTAAATATTTTGAAGATTTAAATAGAGATAATGAATTATCTGAATTTGCTTGGAGTATTTATCCTGATGAATTTAAAATATTATATGATAAATATAAAACTAATTCTGATAGATTAAGATATCCAGAATGGCAACCTTTACCTAGTGATAAGGTTTGTTGCATTAAATTAGGTGGAGATAATGATACTTTCTTTTTGCCTTTATATAGTCAATTGTTTACTGAGTTATTTTTATTAAATGATTTAGTTGATGAAGAGATTGAGAGTTCTAGGGATGATTCGATCAAACTCATCAATATTGAATTTCCGCACGACAAGGAAACTGGCATCCCCCTTGTAGAACCAGATGTTGTATCACAGTGGGTAAATGTGGTAGCTTCAGGTGTTTCAGATAAAGTTACTATAACGGGTTCGCCTTATCCTCTGAAAGAGATACCATTTAGAAGTATTCAAAATGAAAAAACAAATTTAGCTGAATTTTCTAAGTCAATGGCATATATGCAAGCAGGAGCAAATCCATTATTATTAGGAGGTTCAAGCACAAACAGTTCAGTAGGTATAACACAAAATTTAGTATATATACAATCTATTGTTTTTTCAATGCTTGATAAGATTCAAAGTTGGTTTAATTATCGTATTTCTAATGTAAATTTACGTAAAAAATATACGTTTAAATTAAATATATGGAAAATTACTTGGTTTAATCAAAAAGAGCAGATTGAAAATGAGTATAAGTTAACTACAATTGGAGGGTCTCTTAATATTATTACGTCAAAAATTGGTAATGATAGTGATTGTTACAACGCCTCATTGGAATATGAAAATCTTGTTAAATCTAAATCAAATTGGATACCTCCTACTAACATGAATCAATCTGGAAATTCAGATGATAAAGGTGGAGCACCAGAAACAGATGACCCAGCAGATAATACAATTATTTCTCAGGACAAAGAAAATAATAATAGGTAATTTTTTAAGTATCATAAAGAAGGTGATTATTATAAATTTCATTCACTGTTTTTCAGAAGAACTAAAAAATAAATTGCTCCAAGAAGGATTTAAGCTATTATCTAAAAATAATAGTTTTTTTATTTTTGAAAACTCCACTATTACAACATTTAACTTTAAACAAATAGATAAAAAACAATTTGTTTTTAGTAATAAAATGACTTTTTAAAGGAGGTGAAAATTATTGCTAAAATAATGTATCTTAATTATTCTTCATCATTTGATAAAATAACTGAAATAAATTCTTCTTTTGATACAGGTATACTTAAAATTGCATATCATGGACTTAACAGAAATAATAGTTTTATTTCAAAGGAAAGTTTTGAAAGAAATATTAAAAGTATGTACAATTGTCCTATTGTAACTAATTATAATAGGAATATAACTGATGAAAATGGTAATAAAGGTGATTTTGGTTCACATGATGCACATTTAGAAGTAGATACAGATGAAAATGGCAATATTCAATCTGTTGAGATTATAAATGATACATATCCAATTGGTGTAGTTTATGAAAGTGCAGATTATTGGTGGGAAGAAATTGAAGACGAATCTGGAATGCATGAGTATCTATGTACTAATGTAATTTTATGGAAGAGACAAGATGTATATAATAAATTAAAAGAAGATAAAGTTTTTAATCATAGTATGGAAATTGAGGTTTCTAAAGGTAGTTTTTCAGATAAAGGTTATTATGAAATTATAGATTTTCAATTTACAGCGTTTTGTATATTATCTAATTCAATAGATCCATGTTTTGAATCAAGTAGTATACAATTATTTAATAAACAAAACTGCAATGAGCAATTTACTCAAATGATGAAAGAATTGAAAGAGATCTCTCAAATTTTTTCAAAAAATCAATCTTCTTCATTAGAAGTTGATAATATTAAGAAGGAGGTAAATAATTTAGTGGATGAAAAATTAGAATTATTGAAAAAATATAATCTTACTATTGAAACAATTTCATTTAATATTGATGATTTATCTTTAGAAGAAATTAAAAGTAAGATTAAAGAACAATTTTCTCTAAGCAATAGTCAGTTAATGACAGAAATTGATAAAATTCTTCAAACCATGACTGAAATGAAGAAGAATTATTGGGGAGAATTAGTTGAAAGACGTAGTTTTTATTTAATGGATTTAAAAGATGAAAATGCTGTTATAGTTACTAATAGTTGGGATACATATTATGGTGTTCCTTATAGTTTAAATGGGGATATTGTAACTTTAGATTTTGAAGCAAAAGTAGAATTTATTCCTGATTGGAGACCAAAACAAGCAGGTGATAATGCTACATTCACTAATATTGACGAAGTTATAACTTCTGAATTTGAACAAATTAAACAAGATACTGAATCTAAAATTGCTGAAGTTAATGAGAAATTTACTATTTTAGAAACTGAGAAAAATGAAATCCAAACTAAATTAGATACAATTACTGTAGAATATGAAAAAGCAAATCCTGAATTTGAAAATATTAAATCTAAAGTAACAGAATATGAAAATAATATTTCAACTTTAACTGAACAATTTAACTCTCTAAAAACAGAAAATGAAACACTTGTTAATTCAAATGAAACGCTTACTCAAATTAACTCCACTCTTCAAGAATTTAGATCCAACATAGAACAACAGCAACAAGAAGTATTTGAAGCACAACAATTACAACTTAAAACAGAATTAATTGAAAACTTCTCAAAAGTATTATCTGCCGAAGATATTAAATCAATAAATGACAAAAATTTATCTCTTGAAGATATGGATAAAGAATTTAAACTTATGTATGCATCAAAAGAATTATCTGCAAAATTTGCAAAGAAAACTAAGAAAACTGAAACAGAGATTCCAATTTTTAATTTTTCAATTAAGAAAAAAGAAGATTGGACTTCATTAATACCTAAGAAATAATAAAATAATAAATTAAATTTAAGGAGGAATTAACTCATGGCTAATGTAAACAATGTAGCAACTGGTAGATATGGTATTGTAAATCTTCGTAAAGTAGCAGGTGTTAAAACAGGTGAGCATAACATTCAATATGCTTTAAATGCAACTGATTTTGCTGCTACTGCATGTCAGAATGGATTTCTTTTAGTGGAAGAACATTACACAAAAACTCTTGGACTCCCTTCTGCTGCAACTGACAGAGTTGGTTTAGTAGCATGTGTAGAAAAAATGTATGATGAAAGTGATATGTCTTTAGGTAATTTTAGATTAAATCTTAATGAATATTTGCCTAGAATTTATCGTTTGCAAATTGGTGATATGTTTGACACTAATAACTTCAAGTATGATGATGGAGATTATGCTAACTATGCTGCTATTGTTGCTGATATTACTGCTGGTACTGCTGTATATGCATATCCTTCCACTAACGGACAAATTGAATTAGAAAAAGTTCAAAATGCTGGTGCTGCTATTGAATTACAGGCAACTAGAGTTGTAACTTTACCTGCTGGTGAGGCAGCCTTGATGTTTGTTTGTACTAAATCCTAAGTAGTAATAAAATATAAATATAATAATTAAAGGAGGAATTAATTTAATATGGAAAGAAAATATTTTGAATTAGCCAAAGCTACATATAATAGAAATGATTCAATTGTAGATGATATTGTATATACTTCTGCTGAAAAAAATGAAGCATTAAGAAATGCTTTTAAGGAATTAGTACCAGATGGTAAAAATAGATACAAGAGTTTCCGTAAAAACAAGAATGAAATTTTTGAATTAGTTGAAGAGAATGTAGACGAGATTCTACCTAAGAGAGTTGACGATGCTTACGGTGGTTTTGTTGAATATCAAATGTTAGATCAAGGACAAAAGCCTAAATTTAAAACTAAGAAAGGTAAGAGAGGTTTACTTAACTTTATTACCAAAGTTGGTTTAGGTGGTGTAATTGAAAGAACAAGATTAGATGTTGATTACATTAATATGACTATGGAAGCATTTGGAGGAGCTGTGTTCGTGGAATTCGAGAGATTCCTCGACGGTGTGGTGGATTGGACTGATTTAATTAATGCTATCGTAGATGGTATTATGGAAAAAATCAATCTTCAAATCCAAACTACTTTAATTGCTTCATTCACTGGTTTGTCTGCTAATATGAAAGTACAAGCTAATGCTTTTGTTCCTAGTCAAATGGGTCAATTGATTACTAATGTTCAATCATATGGTGATAACGTAGTTATTTTCTGTACTCCTACTTTTGCAGGTACTATCGAAGAAACCCCTGGATTTGTAAGTGATATGGACAGAACTGAACGTAGAGAATTTGGTAGAATTGGTAAATTTAGAGGTGCTAGTGTAATTGTATTACCCAATGCTTTTGCTGATGATGGTAATACAAGTAAAGTGTTAAGTGATCAATATGCTATTATTATTGCAACTAATGAAAGTAAAATTGTTAAAGTTGCATTTGAAGGTGATACTATTGTAAAAGAAACAGAAAATTCCGATGACAGTATAGAGTTCAAAAGTTATAAAAAATTTGGGGTCACTATTGTTTACTCAAATTGGTATTGCATGTATAGGAACACCAGTTTGTAATCATTACAATTTAATAATTCTATATAGAGGAGTGATTTTTACACTCCTCTATTTTATTTAAAAATATAAATAGAATTGAGATGATTATATTAGAAACAATTAATTCACATATTATCACAAAAGATATGAAATATCCAGGTATTTATTTAATTATAAATTTAGCAAATAATAAATTTTATGTAGGTAGTGCTAAAAATATATGGTCACGTAAATTAGGGCATCTTAGAGATTTAAAAAATAATAAACATAAAAATAGTTATTTGCAAAATTCTTATAATAAATATGGTTCACAATACTTTATAATTGTTTTATTAGAAAAAGTAGAATTTGAAAATAATTTAACCACAAGAGAACAATATTGGATAAATACATTAGATGCTACTAATAAGGAAATTGCTTATAATATATGTCCTATTGCTGAAAGCAAATTAGGTTGTCATCATTCAGAAAAAACTAAAATAAAAATGAGTAATTCAATGAAGGGTATCAAACGTACTGATGAAGGTAAAAGAAATATAAGTTTATCTCAAAGCAAACCTATAATTCAATGCACAATTGATGGTAGATATATTAAAGAATGGGAAAGTGCTGTTTATGTTTCCAAAGTATTAAATTTATCTCAAACTAATATTTCTAGAGCATGTCTTCATAATAATAATTATGCACATAATTATTTATGGTTTTTTAAATCTGAGTATGAACAAAAAGATTTTGATGTAAACAAATTCATACCTAGAATTGGTAAGAAAATTAATCAATTTACTTTAGATGGTCAATTAATTAAAACATGGGACACATACAAAGATATAAAAATTGATTCTGAAATCAGAACAACTTATCTTCTTGGATGTTGTGAAGGTACATATAAATCTCACAAAGGTTTTATATGGAAATACGCTTCATAAACTAAGTAATAATAAAATTTAAATATAAAAAGGATGATTTATTTTTATGGCAAAAACAATTCAATCTAAAAATCAATCAAACGAGTTTAATACAATTGATCCAGATACTAAAGTTAGAATTATCAATAATTCCAACTCTAGAATTCATTGGATTCAATTAAATGGCAGACCTATTAATTTAATGAAAATTGCTGCTCCCGCTTCATTGCCATATGTAGAGTTAGAAAATATGGCATATACTAGTGATTTAATTCAAACAGGAGATATTTATGTTCCTGATAAAAAAGTATTTGATGCATTAGGGATTATAAATCTTAAACATGAGGATATAAAATTACATTCTGAATTAAAACGCATGTTAGCAAGTTTAGAAGCAGAAGAATTGAAAGAAGAAATTTCAAAACTTCCAGATGGTAATAAAGAATTATTAGCTGAATTAGCAATTGTTGATTATAACAATTTAAAAGGATCTGTAATTGATACTATTGAGGATGAGACAAAAGTTAAAATTTCTCTTATGAAAGAGGATGAAAAAGCTAATAAAGAAAATCAAGAAAAAATTAAAAAATAAATATAAAGAGTTGATTACATGGGTACTTCTTACGATTTAATTTTTCAAAAATTTATGCACGAAATTGATGATTTTGATTTAACTTCTTTAAATGAAGAACAAATGTTAACAGAAAATAAATTAACTCTTTCTAAAGCAGTATCTTTATTTAAAAAATGTAAACAATCTTTAGTTAGAGATGATACTACTGAAGTTTTTACTAATGATTTAACCGAAGAGGAACAATGGATTTTAGCTGATTATATGAGAAAAGTTTGGTTAGATGAAAAAATAAATAATGGTGAATTATTAAAATTAAGATTGACAGATAAAGATTTTAAAACTTTTAGTCCTGCTGATTTATTAGGCACTATGAGTAAATTGAAATTAATTTATGATAAAGAATTAAAATTAAAAGTTAATGACTATTTATATGATGGTTATTTATATACTAATTTTTATAAATCAGGTGGTTAGTGAATTAAAATTTTATTGAAATAAATAAAAAGGAGGCAAATGATGAACGAATTTATATTTAAAAGCCCATCCGAAAATTCTTTAATAGATGTTACTCCTGGAACAGTTATTGCTGGGAAAGCAGTTATAACAGATGCAAATAATAAAATTAATACACTTGATATTACTGCACCTAAATTTAATGGAGTAGCCATAACTGCAGGTGGAGCAGATATTAATAAAACATCTAGTTTAATAATTCCAACTCAAGCCACACCTGTAAATGCGGTTGCAGCTACTAAAACATTAACAATATCTGGTGTTGTAATTGATGGTGAAACAGTAACGATTGGTGATGATATTTATGAATTTTGTGCTGATGCTGCCCAATCATTATCCACAGGTACTATAGCTGTAGATATTGAAGCAGTTTCAACAAAATCACAGGGAACATTAACCATTGACACCCAGCCTACTGCTGGCAATACAATGACAATTGGTACTAAAGTATATACTTTTGTTCCAGTTGGGACAGCTAATGCAGATGGTGAGGTGTCTGTTGGTACTGATTTAGCTACTGCAAAAACTGCAATTGTTGCTGCCATTAATGGTACTGATAGTGTAAATACTGCTAGTACCTTTGTAACTGCCGCCGCTTTTGCTGTCAATAATTGTGTATTAACAGCATTAATTGGTGGTGTCGCAGGTGATTTAATTGCGACAACTGAAACATTTACAGCAGGATCTAATATTTTTGATGCGGTCACACTTGGTACAACTACTCCAGGAGTAGATTGTGTTCAAGCAGATGCAGTGACAGCTTTAGCTTTAGCTATTACTACAAGTGATACTCAAGGTGTTGGTGGAGTAGATGGTGTAGGAGATACAGTTGTATTAACTGCTGATACAAAGGGTGATGCTGGGAATGATATACTTATTGGTGAAACAATGGCTAATGGAGCATTTGCAGGAGGTGCAGTTTTATTAAGTGGAGGGATTGACGGAACGATTGGTACTGTAATTGGCCAGATTGTTCATTATGATGCTACATATTTATACTATTTAAATGCAGTAAATACAATATCTGATGACAACTGGAGAAGAATTACAAAGGGTTCTGTTTATTGATATTGATATTGATAATATTTAATCTTATGAAACAATAATAAAATAAAATTTAAGGAGGAATTTGATTATGGCAAATATAACTGGATATGTAACTCTTTCTGCTAATGCTGGTGTTGCAGAACTAAATACTGTAGTTGATTGTTATGAAATTAAACTTTTGAAAAATGATGGTGCAGGTGATATTACTTTTAATATTGATAATGCCGTAGCAGATGGTAATACAATTACTCTTAAATCAGGTGAAAGTTTAGAAAACTTCCCAGTATATGTTCATAAATTATATTACAAAACTGCTGCCAATCCTACTGCTTTTAGATTTATTGGTTTACGAGAAAAAAATTTTTAACATTTTGTTAATATAAATAGGGAGAGTAACTATTTCTCCCTATTTTAACTTGTTAGAAATTTATAGGAGGTTGATATTTATTGACTTGGTGGACAGATTATCAAGCAAGACGAGGTTCAGATAGGAAATCTTTATATGTTAACAATATGAAAAATACAATATCAACTGAATTTAAAAATTCTACAAGTTATAATTTAGTTAAAATTAATAATGTTGATAGAGATGTTCGTATTGTTGAAGAAAGTTCAATTATAAAAAATCCGAATAAAAAAAGATTATTATGCTATCCAGGTGAGACTATAAGTGTTGGAGACATTGTTGTATGGGATAGTGATAATTGGATATGTACTGAAACAGATATTACTTCTCAGGTGTCAGATGTTGGGATAATTAGTAAATCAAACAACACCCTAACCATATACAAAAATAACACATCATATCAAATACCTTGTATTATAAATTCAACTGTAAATCTTGATACTGATCAAACTGTTTATATAGAAACTCCATCAACTACTATTGTATTAAGAATACCTAACACAGAAATCACAAGGCAAATTA